GACTAAGCCTACTGACTACTCTGTACCTGGTGGTGTTATCATTGACCCTAACGGAAATATCCGTATTGCAGGTGTACCTGTAATTGGTGCTTCTTGGGTTACTAACGATAAGGCTCTTATCGTTGATGCTTCTTACCTTGAAAGAGTTGAGACTGAAGGATTGCGTGTTGAGTTCTCTTACGAGGACAGCGACAACTTCCAGCGTAACTTGGTAACTGCTCGTGTTGAGTGTTTTGAGGACATCAACATTATGAGAACAGATGCCTTGATTTACGGATCATTCTAAGCTGTGGTTGATGTGGTGATAGGGGGCTGGTTTCGGCCAGCTCCTTTTTTAAATAAATCTTATGTTGTATAACTTACTAATTGATTGGCAGGATCAGACTGAGGAGTCTGGAATTGTAGAACCTGTTACACTTGCTGAGGTAAAACAATACCTTAGAATAGAGGGTTTTATAGATTCTACAGAGTCATTATCCTCAGACTTTGATGATGATGATGAGATTATTGATGACCTCATTACATCTGCAAGAGAGAGATTAGAGGAGTACACAGGATTAAGTTTTATTCCCAAGACTTGGGAGATTGAATTTACCAATCTTGCGGGCAACTTTGAGATTCCCTTTGGTCCTATAAATACAATAGAATATTTAAGGGATGATGAAGGTGACTCATTAAGTACAGATGACTATAAGATGTCTTTTAGCAATAGAATCCTAAAATACCCTAATTGGGAAAATATGACTATGAAATATGAGTCAGGATATCCTATATTACCAAAAGGTCTTAAAGATGCAATGTATAAAGAGATTGCCTATCGTTATATTAACAGAGGTGATGAGAACAAAGAGGGATTGAGTAAAGAGGCAATGGTTTTGGCTGCTAAGTATAAAACAAGTAATTGGATAGGATGATAGGAAATCTTAAACCTATAAAGCTAATACAATACAATCAGTCTTTTGATGTGTATGGTGATGCTCTTGAAGCTGTCCAAACCACTTATAAAATGTGGGCTGAAATTGAGGATAGTGGAGGAAGCAAAAACCAAGAATTAGGTAGGACTGATATGACTGATTCCAAAACCTTTAAGATAAATTTTAGGGGTTATTTGGTTACAGGAGACTACAAGATTCAATACTTTGGCCAAACTTATGCAGTCACTAATGTGCAGAGAATACAAGAAAAGAGGTTTAACTATCTAATAACTGCCTTTAACATATTTGAGACAAGTGTAGGAACTACAGGAGGCACTACTCAGAACTTTGAGACTGTTACCTATAATCAAGTTACAGGAGTTTTTACATTTACAGATGGTAATCTTAATGGAAATCTTCTTAGATATTCAGTTTTAAATCTGAATGGAACAAACTATATCAATAGGTTTAATGAGCAAATAAGTTTGGGACCAGGACCTGGCAATGAAAGATATTACCCATACTTAACACCTCCTGATGAGGTTATTGTCAGTTGGTATTTAATTGCTCCTGATAGTCCAACACCTATAACAGGAACAAATACTGCTAATGTTACTTGTGAGAGGTTGTGTGTAAGAACATTTAGGATATATGAATACAACATTCAAAATAGTGTTTTATCTTATACAATAGTTGACAATGGATGTTATCCATATAATGTAAATGGTGACAAATTAGATTTAGCAGTAGGAATAGGTCAATTTGTAGAGATTATGAATGCTGATCCTATAAATGCTCAATATTTTCAAATTACATCATATAGGTTACAGCAAACGAGTCCTTTTGGACCGAATTATTTAATAGATGTTAGTCCTGTTGATCCTTATTTTCAATGGAACCCTGCCGACACTATTCTTTACATACAAGCTGAACCTGCATGATAAAAGTAAATGTCATAGGATTAGATAGCTTGCAAAAGAAGATAGAGAAAGCAAGTGCAGAGGTTAAAACCTTAGTGGATGCTGAATTAGAGGCATCAGCTATGGAATTTGTTGCAGGGGCAAAAAGAGACCTTGCCACACAAGGTGGTGACAGGGGAACTTTATTAAGGTCTATTACTTATAGCAAATCAGATTCTTTGGCATATACGGTTAGTGCTAATACATCTTATGCAGCTTTTATTGAGTTTGGCACAAAGACTAAATATAATCCCTATCCAGGGACAGAGGAGTTTGCAGCTCAATATAGAGGTTCTAAAGGTGGTGGCACACTTAAACTAATAGATGCCATTAAGGGATGGGTAAAAAGAAAAGGCATAGCTGCTGGTAAAGAGGCAGACCGTGTTGCTTTTGTGATTGCAAGAAGTATTTATAAGAATGGTATAAGTCCGAAGCCATTTTTCTTTAAGCAGATAACACCTGTAAGGACAAAATTAATTAACAGAGTAACAGCATTATTAGATGGGATATAAGTCGGTCCTATATGATTTAAAGACTCAATGGTACACACAAATCAAGAATTTGGTGACCAACAGAACAGTCTATAAAGATGCTGTACCTTTATCAGAGAATGGCAACTATATACTTATTAGAAGTGAAGGTGCATCTCAGACAGACTTAAATAATTCCGCATTTTTCCAGTCTGCTATTATTGTGTTGGATATTGTAACTAAGTTCACCAACATAGCAAATAGTAAGACTGCTTATGATATATTAAACGAGATTAACTTAGTATTAATCCCAAGCCCTAACAGTAATATCTTTGTTTTACCAGACCATCAAGTCACTCAGGTTACAATACAATCTGAGTCTGAATTTTATGAAGATGATGGTGGTGGTAAACTATTTAGGTTATTAGTTAGATATGAACACATTATAAATCAAAATTAAATAAACAAAAAATGGCAGATCCTACAACAATTAGTGGAAGTGTGATGTTCATTGAGTATTCTGACACACCTTCTGGTGCAAAAAAGTCGGCTGTTTGCCAATCAGAGGGGTCCTTTGATGGCAGCCGCAACGTAGTAAGTGATGAAACAAATTGTGGAACCCTAAAGACATTAGGTCCCCAAAACAACCGATTCACTTTGAATGCTGTGGTTGACACAGCCCCTGATGCTAATGAGGCATCATTTAATGATTTCCAAACTCTTTATGCTAACAATACCCAAAAGTATTGGCATTTGACAGATTCATCTGAGACCGTTTATCACGGTGGTTACGGATGGATATCTGCTCTAGGTCAGCAGAATGTTAGCGGTCAGACTGCTAAGTTCACAATGACTATTGAGATTGAGGGAGACATTGATACTGAACCTGCAAGCTAATCACTATGAAAACAATCACACACAGCATTGGAGGTAAAGACAGAATATTGGATGTAGGCAAGATGTGGTTTTCTAAGTTTTATGGGGAAGCCACTTCTTCCGATCCATTACTAATGTCTGAGCTTCTAAGTAAACCAAACAAGCAATTTGACTTTATTTGCGGCCTTGTTTATGGTGGTATAAACTGCCATAACAAAGTAACTAACAACTCAGAATTTGTAACCATTGAACAGGTGCAAGATTGGGTAGGTACTATGGATGAGAATGAGGCAGCAGATTTGATTAATAAGTTTGTAGAGGTTAACAAACCCCAAGAGCAGGGGGAAAAGTAAACCCAGGCAAAACCCTGTCCTGGGATGAATTAAGGTCTGAAGCATTTGGTCAAATTGGCCTACTTCCGCATCAGTTTTATGATTTGTCTTTTGATGAGTATTTACTCTTAAGGAAAGGGTATGTTGAGAAAGTCAAAAATGAATCAATTCTGCTTAGATTTCAGACTGCCTTGATATGTGAGGCATTGATAGGTAAGGGAAATGGGGCGAGATTCGTGATGGATAGCTGGCAGTTAGAGGAACAAGGTGAGCTGTCTAAAGATGATATTAAGTCCTTATTGAAAGCTAAAAGGGAAAAGGAAGCCCTAAAAAGAATTAAGAATGGCTGAGTTACAGATAAATATAGCAGCGAATGTAGGTAATGCTGTTCAAGGTCTTAATAAGGTACAAACTGAATTAGATCAGACAGGTAAACAGGCAACAGCATTAAGTAGCTCGGTAGTTAAAGCATCTGGAGCTATTAGCAAACTACCACAATCTGCTGGTCAAGCTAATCAAGCCATTACAAACCTAAATAGAGTTGTCCAAGATGCTCCATTTGGGTTTATTGGTATTCAGA